ATATTCAACTACCGTTTCAAGAAATCCGTACAAGTCGCGTTCGGATCGCTTGGATGTTCCGCTCAACGCTTTAGCAAGGCTGCTTTCTTACCTTCTAAAATTTTGTTGAACTGATTGGCAGCGGGAATGAAGTAATTGTCATCTTCTAAGATTTCATTATCTCCATCTACCCAACACTCGCGCATGGCTGCTTCGAGAAATTCATATAACCCTTCGTCCTGAATTTTTGTGCTTGCATAAGAAAGGATGTGGCGTGTAATCGGCTGAAGAACTGCGAGCTTCTCAACCTTGTCGCCATCTTCATTAAGGATGGGAAGAAACCACAATCCTTTATGTTGATTGCTCCATTGAGCCATTTTCTTTTCAGTGTATCGCTCGTTTGCGATTTTATTACACTGTTCTTTGATCGAAGCCTCTTTGGCTAATCGCTCACGCTCGCGCATTGCTTTTACGCTCGCGCCCTTTGTTCCATCCGTCTTTATCATTGTGTGTGTGGCTTTAAAAATTTCTTCTTAATTGATCTGAAGCTTGGCAGCCTCTTGGCTGAAGCTCGATCCATCATAGTTGTAGCGTACTTTCACCGTCTTGTTCGCTACACCTGCAACCGCAGGCGATCCCGCGCTGAAGCCAGTGCCAGGCGTAACAGTGCGAATTGTTCCATCGCAGCTAATCCACAATTCATAAATCGCGCCCGCTCTCAACTCAGCTCCGGGAATCAAATCAAAAGTACAGTCAGCGGCGAGCGACATTTTTTGAATTGTCAATTGGTTATCAATTGATGCTCCGCCTTGTTCGTTCAGGCCAGCGATGTGCGCCGCCACTGCGTTTGCAGTCGAAAGAGCTGCGGGTTGATCTGCTTTGCCAAAAGGATAAAGTACTTTTCCCATAACTTGATATTTTTAAATTGTAAATCGTAAATCGGTTAAATCGTAAATCGTTTATGCTCCCGGCGCTTTGCTCAGATTGCTAATCTTCATCGCAATAAAAGGAAGAGTTACTTCCGTCATTTTCGCATTCTGTTCAAACCCAATCGGCAATTCTGTGAATGCTATGCCCGCACCTGTTACATAACGTTTCTTATCGGTGATATTTTTTTGATAAATCCCGCTTGCTGAAATTAAAATATGCGGCACTTCAGTAATGTCCTCAAAGCCTGCATTAATAGCCGCATCATTTAAAAGGTCAACTTCATATTTCAGCAATTTGATATTGCCTTCATATTTTTTATTGCCCTCCTGAATATCGAGCGGCTCACTTCCCGCACCATACAAGTGCTCTTTCTCGATGGACTTTTTGAATTCAAATCCACGGAGTCCAATAATTTTTCTACCCAATAAAGTCAGGGTGAAATTTTGCCAAGCGCATTCTTGTGTACTGAAATCCATCGTTTAAAAATTTTTATGGCCCTTTATAATGAAATCGTTACTTTAATTTTGCTGGTATATCCTTTCGGAGTGATTCCAATTTCAACATCTAACTCACTTGTCACTTCTACATTTTGAGTCGGATCAATAAATACGTCAGGATCGCCGCTGATCTGCGCACCCATATTCACTCCAATTGCCTGCTTGGATTCTTCCTCAAGCGAAACGATTTCATGCGTAGCAGGTGTACCGTTCTTATTCAAATCGATTTCATCTTCAATGTGCTCGGTCATAACTGCCGCAGTAATGCGCGCAGCTTTATCAATTACACGTCCATTGGCAAGCAATTTGAAATCATCAGTGCTGCACATGTTATCAATACCAAAGAAGAAACCTGATTTACCGATGTGCGTCATGAACGTGAGGAAGCCCGCATCATGCAACGTAGTCAGTGTGGTTACATCCTTCAAAAGTTTATCGCCGATATAAACCTGGTTGATATTCAACGGGCCATTGGCAACTTTTCCAACTTTTACTTCAGCGCCAAACTTCACAGCTCTTCCCAATGCAAGCCCAACACTGGCTGAACCATCGTTTAAAGAGCCACCCAAAACAACCGCAGAGTATCCGTTCGAGCTTGTGTTTGGTGTAAGCGTGTTTCCTGCACTTGGATTTTGCACACGGCCCTCGATGAGCATGCGAACAGGTGCAAGCTCTGCAAGGCGAGCATCTCCAAAAGTTTTGGAGCTTGTGATTGCTGCACCAACATCAGCATCCATGTAGTTCGCGCCGCCATTATATCCACCAACCGGGTTACGGAACACGCCAAGTAAACTTACTTTTCCTTGAACCGCGGCAAGTAGCTTTTTAGCGCCCGCTGCGTTGGTATCGTCAAGCATTTGTGCGAGTGTCATCGTGTTGGGCACGATCATAATCCAAAGCGGTTGGTTGCCGCCTACCTCGCCATAAAACTCTTGCAGGTGGCGATACATATCTGGCTCCGCAACCAACGTATAACCGAGTGCAACCGCATCGTCAAGATTTCTGATTTGGTTAGGCACACCGAGCAACCCCGAAGTGGTTCCAGTGCCAACCAATGCACCAAGTCCATCAAGATTTTGTACATCCTGAAGAAGGTTTCCATTCGAGTAGAGTACTGTTACTTTAGGTAAGCTCATCGGTATGAGATTTTAAAAATTCAAAAATTGATTTCGATCAAAATTATTTTCCCTCGCCAGCTCCTTTTGCTGCCTCAGCATCGGCTGCTTTCTTCGCTTCCGCTTCTTCTTTGGCTTTCGCCTTTGCTTCCGCGTCCGCTGCTTTCTTCGCATCAGCATCGGCTTTTGCTTTCGCCTTTGCTTCAGCGTCTGCAATCTTCTTTGCTTCGGCTTCTGCCTTCAATTTCTTTTCATCCTCTGTCTCGTTCAGCTCTTCCAAATATTCCGCAACCTCTTCTTCAAACTCATGGCGTCCGTAGCCACGCACGGTGTCATCTTTCAATGTGGATGCATGAGCGCCCGCATTGCCAGCGGTATGAAATAAAAATCCATCCGAAGTGCTGAAGCATTCGGTTGCATCTTTGTGTGTAGCGAAGTAATGGATAACGTGCTTTTTCATGGCTTAAATTATTTTTGTTTTCAATTTTATGTAACTGTAAATAACGAACACGATAATGATCAACAACACAATGCCAGCTATCCACCTGCATGCTATGTCATACCAATAAGGTTCGTGTGTAATAACCGGAGTTTTCTTTTCGGTTGTTTTTGTTATCGTTGTTTTCTCCGAATGGAGTTGGTGAATTAATTGCTTTTGCTCTTCAATAATTCGCTGAAGACTATCGCACGAAGCCGTTGCAGTAAGCTTTCCGTTTTGATCGATGACAACATCAAGCGAAGCGTTGCCAACTTTCTTTTTTTCTTCGAATGGCTTGATGTGATTAAGGCTATCGCAATGAATATATTTTCTTATGAAAACGCTGTCGCCTTTAATTGTTATTGTATCATGAACGGTAATAATGGAATCAACCCAAATGCTGTCTTTCCTGTCGATCTTGGTTTGCGTGTCCGTTGTGATCGTGGCAGTTGGTGTTATTCTTCGGCCACAGGAAGCGGTCAACAACAAAACGACGAACGATAAAAGCAAAATCTTTCTCATGCGTTCAGTATTGTTTTATAAATCGATAGGAGATAATCCGCATAAGTATTGTTGCCCGGTGCATACACGGGGGCCATTGTGCGCACAAAATTTTCAGCATCACTTTTCACCGCCATAGCTGCGACATATTGGCGTTGTGTAAAAACTTTGCAATGATGGTCAAAGCTTTCCTCAGGTGAGTTGTATTTTCTGAAATACGCATCGCCCGAATATTTATAAATCGGTCGGCCTGCGGCCTTCGATTGAATCGAATCAATTTCTATTTTGCGAATGGAGTTCAGCCCGACTTGCTTCGCGGTGAGGTTGGGATTTGAATTAAATTCAAAAGTTGATACAAGCTGCTCGTTGCCGTTGATGCCGTCATAATCTTTTACGCCAAACATCATGTTTCCAGGCGCATGCTCACCCCAGCCTGTTTCAAGTGCCGATTGAGCGAGGATAATAAGCGCAAGCACTCCGCATTTTGCCTCGGTGTTCTTGGCAAACGGTAGGTACTTTGTCTTAAAATCTTTTGGGTTCATTTAACCTTCGTTGAAAAATATGTGATTCCGATTTCTGATAGTGCTACAGTGAAAAACGCAACTACACTTGCCCACACTTTATTTTTTGTTTCGATGTTGCTTACACGCTTATCCAATTCACGAACAGCCTTAATTTCCTCTTTCAGTTCATTCACATCGCGGGCAACAACAATTAGAAGCTCGCGCTGTGAAAGTTTGTTTAGGTCAATGGGTTCCTCCATGCTCTCCGGTTCCTAAAGAGGCGCGCCTTACGGGGCGCACCATCCCTAAACCAAGATTCCTAATTTCTTAAGCTGCGGCTGAGATCAGGAATATTCCTGCATCGTCGCTGCGTCTCCTGCGTCCGCCCATACGGAGCAACGCGCTGTAAACGTCACCGTAGAACAACGGGTCATCTTTGCGCTCGAAAAACTTGCGCTCTCCAAGTGCGCGGGCAACCGAATTTTTTTGCCAAGCCAAGCTCACCACGTTGTCGGTGGAAAGTGTAGCTGAACCAAGCGGGTTGATCGCATCAGCGCTTGAAGAAATCGTCACATTGCTTCGCTCCATAATGTTGAAGCCGTAGAGCTTGCCAACAATGTTGTTGGTTGCATCAAAATATTGTGAGAAATCGCGATACTGTGTTTGCGTTAAGTCATCGGTGAGCTGATCCAACATATTGGATTCAAGCAATACGAAGCGATCTTGCTTCGGCACGTTTTGCAAATTCATTTGCTTGGCAACATTCTTCAGGTCTTTTGCAAGCATCACTTTACGTGTGCCTGTTTGCCCGGCAACAAGACCGAGGGCCGAGTCTGCACCCGAAGTGCGCACAATGTTCGCTAAACCTGTAGCCCATTTGATGAGTAAATCATCCGCCACAGTTTCGGCCAAAAATCCTGCATGATCGCCAAACACACTTCCGATCTTATCGTAAGTGATCTCTGCCATTTCAGCGGCAGTAATCTGAGTGGGATCAGTAGTGTAGCTATCCAGCGTGTAGGTAATATCCGTGTCGGTGCGCTGTACAGTCACCGCAGGATACGAGCTTCTGTTTTTCACAACAGTTGGTTTCGATCCCGGCTGAGGGATGTGAACGATGCGTCCACCCACTACATATTGATCATCATTGTAGGCATTTGCAAGGAATGCATTGTCCTTGAACAAACGATCCATAATGTATTTTACCCAAATTTCGGTTTGTACTCCCATAACTGTTTAGTTTAAAAAATTTCGGTTATCAGTTTAAAAAATTGATTTCTGTTTCAGTCTTTTTACTTCCAGTTGCCTGTAGTCTCCTTCTTAATTTCTTCCAACTTCGATTTGTATAATTCAGGATACTTTGTTTTTACAACTTCCATCTTGCCGCTCTCCAACAATTGAGTGGTTGACATTGCCGAGAGGTCGGAAAATTCTTTCTCATCTTCCTTCTTCACTTTTTCTAAACCGCCCGTCACTGACTCATACACCGGCATTGAAGCAATCAGGTCTTTCAACTCGGCTGCTTTGCCTTCATAGTTCTTTTTCAACTTCTCACCGAGTTCAACAGTGAGTCGTTTTTCTTCCACACCTTTTGCAATCAAGTCAGCAACTTCTTTGTCGCTACCTGATTTTTTTAGGCCCGCGATTTCAGTTTCAAGCGTTCCAACTTTTGTGTTGGCTGCATTCAAATCGGTTTGAAGTTTATCGACCTTCGCAGCCTTCGCCACTAAGTCATTGAATGCTGTTCCGAATTCATTTTCGGTTGCTTCTGCTTTTAGA